ACCTAAAAGAGGTAATGTCTCGTTACCGAAATAAATTAGTTTACGATGCGAACACAGGTGAAGTTCGTGATGATCGTAAATTTATGAGTATGATGGAAGATTTCTGGTTGCCTAGAAGAGAAGGTGGTCGTGGAACTGAAATCACAACTCTACCTGGTGGTCAGAATTTGGGTGAATTATCTGATGTTGACTATTTCCAAAAGAAACTTTATAGAGCATTAGGTGTTCCCGAATCTAGAATTGCTGCTGAAGGCGGTTTTAATTTAGGTCGTTCATCAGAGATCTTAAGAGATGAACTTAAATTTGCTAAGTTTGTAGGACGTTTAAGAAAGCGTTTTGCAGCAATGTTTAATGATATGCTTAAGACACAATTAATTCTTAAGAATATTGTTACACCTGAAGATTGGAAAGGTATGGAAGATCATATTCAATATGACTTCTTGTATGATAACCAATTTGCAGAATTAAAAGAATCTGAACTTATGGAAGGTAGGTTGAATCAACTTTCTATTATTGAACCTTATATTGGTAAGTATTATTCTACCGAGTATGTTCGTAAGAGAGTTTTACGTCAAACTGATCAAGAAATAGAAGAGATTGATGTTCAAATTGAAGATGAAATACAGAAAGGAATTATTCCAGATCCATCTCAAGTTGATCCAATAACTGGAGAACCATTACCTCAAGAGGGTGGTGATCCGTCAATGGAAAGTATGGGTGAAATGCCTATGGATCCTGATTTGGAAGCACAAGCACAAACAGTTGATGCTCAATATCAAAAAGATACCAAGAAAGCGGAGTTATAAATAGGAAATATACATTCTATTATTAATTCTCATGGAAGAACTTGTTGATTTGATTGCAACTGATGCATCTTCATCTGATGTTTCAGATAAAATAAAAGATATTCTTTATGCTAAATCATCTGAAAGATTAGATGCAGCTAAACCTCTTGTAGCAAATGCAATGTTTAATGATGAACCAGAAGAATCTGGCGAACCAGTAGAACAGGAAACCGAAGAATGAAATTAATTACAGAAGAGATTTCTCAAGTACAAGTTATTACAGAAAAATATAAAGGCAAAAAACGTCTTTGTATAGAAGGTACTTTCCTCCAAGGTGGTATTAAAAACCGCAATGGTAGAATGTATCCTGTAGAAACTCTTAGTAAAGAAGTTGACAGATATTGTGAGAATTTTGTTGGTAAAGGTCGTGCTTTAGGAGAGTTGGGTCATCCCGAAGGTCCTACAGTCAATCTAGATAGAGTATCTCATAAGATTACATCTTTAGTTAGAGAAGGTAATAATTTTAAGGGAAAAGCAACTCTTCTTGAAACACCAATGGGTAAGATAGCACAATCTTTACTTGGTGAAGGTGTTATGTTAGGCGTTTCTTCTCGTGGTATTGGATCGCTTAAAGAAGATCATAATGGTTGTAAAGTAGTTGGTGAAGATTTTCAGTTAGCAACTGCTGCTGATATCGTTGCCGATCCTTCTGCTCCAGATGCATTTGTAAATGGAATCATGGAAGGCAAAGAGTGGGTTTGGGAAGGAGGACTTCTCCGTGAACAACTCGCAGAAAAAACAAAGAAATCAATTAATACATTAGTTGGTCAACGTGCTTTAGAGGAGCACAAACTTGGTCTATTCCAAGATTTTCTAAATAACCTCTAACATTAAGAAATCTATAAATAAGTATAGATTCTTACGAATCATAGTAAACCGTCCGTTGGTAACAAATTCACGACATGGAAAACATCGAAGAAAACGTAGTAACCAAAGGTGCCCAAGCAGGTGATTCACTACAAGCACCATCTGGTGCTGCAGTCGAAGACCTCGGTGGACCTACTCCTGAAAACTATCGTCCTGACGACGATTCTGCAAAACTTAAAGAAGGTGGAGCAACTTTAGCACAAGTTAAAGATGTTGTTAATTCTAAAGCAGCTAAAGCAGAAGAAGTTGAGCACGAAGAGGAGGTTGTTGCTGAAGAAGAAACAACTACTGATGAAGTAGTTGCTGAAGAAGAAACAACAGAAGAAGAAGTTGTATCTGAAGAAGAAACAACAGAAGAAGGAACTGAAGTTGTTGCCGAAGAAGAGGCTACTGAAGAAGAAGTCATCGAAGAAACTATTGATGTTGAGGAAGACCTCAAAGCACTAGTTGAAGGTGAAGATCTTTCCGAAGAGTTTCAGGATAAAGCTAGAACAATTTTCGAGACCGCAATTAAAACTAAGGTTGGAGAAATCAAAGAAGAACTCAATGAAGCATATGCTGCTGCTCTAGTTGAAGAACTAGATGGTATTAAGGCAGGACTTACTGAAAGAGTTGATTCTTACCTTGAGTACGTTGCTGATGAGTGGATTCAAGAAAATGCACTTGCAGTAGAAGCTGGTCTTAAAACAGAAATGACTGAATCATTCCTAGATGGAATGAAGAGTCTATTTGAAGAACATTATGTAACTATCCCTGAAGAAAAATATGATGTACTTAATAGTATGGTAGATAAACTTGATGAAATGGAGTCCAAACTCAATGAGCAAATCAATAAGAATGTTGCTCTTAATCGTAGATTAGCAGAATCTACAGCAGATGGAATATTTGCTGAAGTTACTGAAGGTCTTGCAGACACTCAGAAAGAGAAACTTGCTACTCTTGCAGAGAATGTTGAGTTTGAAAGTGAGACAGACTATCGTGAGAAACTAGGTACACTAAAGGAATCTTATTTCCCAAGTAATACTAGTGCTCCAAAGAGCACCTCTGAAAATTTATCTGAAGAGGTTTCAACTGATGAGGTAATTTCGGAAGAAGTTAACCCAACAATGCAAGCCTATTTGAATACTCTTTCAAGAGCTGCTAAAAAGTGATTTTTAAATTATTAATTTCAAACAAATAAAAAGGTAAACTTAAAATGCAGATGTTCAATTCTGAATATCTACAGGAAAAGTGGGCACCTATTCTCGATTATGACGGACTTGATCCAATCAAGGACTCTCATCGTAGAGCGACAACCGCTATCCTGTTAGAAAACCAAGAGAAAGAATTACGTGAAGAGCGTTCTTTCCTTACAGAAGCCCCTACAAACGCTACTAACTCAGGTGCAAACGCAGGTTTCTCTGCTGATGCTGCTGCTGGTGGTCCTACTGCTGGTTTCGACCCCGTTCTGATTTCTTTAATCAGAAGAGCAATGCCAAACTTGGTCGCATATGACCTAGCTGGTGTTCAACCAATGAATGGTCCTACTGGACTAATCTTTGCAATGCGTTCACGCTACAAGACACAGAGTGGCACAGAAGCTCTGTTCGACGAAGCAGATACAGCATTTGCTGGACAAGATTCTGGATTCAACGAAACTGATGGTTTCACCGCAACTGGTGCAAGCAACGTTGGTTTAGGTACAACTGCACAAAGTGGTTCTAATCCTGGTCTTCTTAACGCAACTGCTGCACAGACAAACGCTACTGACTACAACGTTGGTCAAGGTATGCGTACAGACGCTGCTGAAGGACTCGGTGAATCTGAGCACTTCAACCAGATGGCGTTCAGCATCGAGAAAGTAACAGTTACTGCTAAATCTCGTGCGTTGAAAGCTGAGTACTCACTAGAGCTTGCTCAAGACCTCAAGGCAATCCACGGATTGAATGCAGAAGCAGAACTTGCTAACATTCTTTCTACTGAGATTCTTGCGGAAATCAACCGTGAAGTTATTCGTACAATCTATAACGTAGCAGAGCCTGGTGCTCAAGCAAACGTTGCTTCAGGTGGTACATTTGACTTAGATGTTGACTCCAACGGCAGATGGTCAGTTGAGAAGTTCAAGGGACTTATCTTCCAGATCGAGCGTGATGCTAACGCAATCGCACAAAGAACTCGTCGTGGAAAGGGTAACATGATTCTAACATCTGCTGATGTTGCTTCTGCCCTAACAATGGCTGGTGTTCTAGATTACACCCCTGCACTTAATGCTAACTTGAACGTAGATGATACAGGCAATACATTTGCTGGTATTCTTCAAGGTAAGTACAAAGTGTACATCGATCCTTATGCTGCTAACACAAGTGCTAATCAGTACTACGTTGTTGGTTACAAAGGTTCTTCTCCTTATGACGCTGGATTGTTCTACTGCCCATACGTTCCTCTACAGATGGTTCGTGCAGTTGGTCAGGATACATTCCAACCTAAGATCGGATTCAAGACAAGATACGGAATTGTCGAGAACCCATTCTCACAAGGAACTACACAGGGACTTGGAGCACTTACACGTAACGCAAACCGTTACTACAGAAGAGTTAAAGTTACTAACCTCATGTAAGAAGAAAGGATATAATTCCTTTAATAAAGAGACTCCTTCGGGGGTCTCTTTTTTTGTCTAAATATTTAAAAAAATATAATGACTTCTAGTATATTCCATAAACAAATTGAGAATAGAAATTACTTATCGTCAGTAGGGTTTAAGTTTAATCTTTCAAAGTACCCTAAAATTGACTTTCTATCAAATAGTGCTAGAATACCAGAGTTATCTTTAGCACTTGCTACTCAACCAACATATTTGAAGGATATTGATATTCCTGGTGAGAAATTAACCTATGGTGATTTCACTCTAAAGTTTTTGGTTGATGAGAATATGGAAAACTATATGGCAGTTTATAATTGGTTAACGGGTTTAGGATTTCCTGAAACACCAGCACAGTTTAGAGATTTAACAACCGACAGTGCCGCAACCAGAGATCCTAAAGAAGCATTTTGTGATGGAACTCTTAGAATATTGAATAGTAATCTTAGAGAAATTGCAAAGGTAAAATTCCAAGATCTATTTCCAGTTTCATTAACTTCATTAGATTTTGATGCAACTGCTTCTGATATTCAGTACTTTACAGCAGAGGCATCTTTCAGGTATACTATTTACAGTTTGACTAGTTCTTTATGAATCTTGATAAAATTCAGGAAATGTGGGAGCGTGATGCTGTCATTGATCCTGATAATCTACATGATGAATCTTTAAAAATTCCACAATTACACTCAAAGTATTATACGGTTTATAATACGATTACTTTATTGCGTGAGAAAGCAAGAGAACAATATAATAAAGTTAGATTAGAAAGGCACAATTATTATACTGGTAAAGCACCAGCAGAAGTGTATATTGAGGAACCTTTTGGATATAAGGTAAGAGAAAAGGATGCCATACAAAGATATATGGATGCTGATGAAAAAGTTCAAAAGATAGATCTTAAAATAAGATATTATGATACTACTTTAAAGTTCTTAGAGGAAATTATTAAAAATGTTTCTAATAGAACATTTCAAATTAAAAATGCAATAGAGTGGAATAAGTTCCAAGCAGGAATGTAAATTATAAATATATGAGTAGATCTAATATTAGAAGATGAAACCTACTCCAAAAGAAAGTAAGAAAATCCACGAGAACTACAAGAAGGTTGTGGGACATCTTATTGAAGAAAAGTATGCTGTAGATGAAGAAGCAGCAGATAAGATAATCTCAGGTATGAGTCAAGATTGGTTTGATACAATCGTTGGATAAATGAAACATTTTAATCAGTTTAGAAAAGATCTATCCGAAATGGATAGAACTATGACTGGTACTGGATTGGTAGGTGCTGGTCTTAGGGGATTGTTAACGGTAACAACTAAACCTATTAGAACAATCACTTCTTTTGCTTCTACTGTAGATGATTTTTCAAAAAGAAGAAAGAAACAAATAGAAAAAAGAGATGAACAAAGTAAACTACTAAAAAAGAAAGCAAACCAATCAGATGTTGAAGCTGATAAACTATGTGCTGATTGTGAAAAAGATCCTGATCTAGAAAAACTTGATCGCAATCCACCTGATAATGATAAAGTGGTTGAATTTAAACCACGAAATAAACCTAAAAAATAATACTCTAAATAATCCTACGTTGGTATAGGATTATGAGTCATTTGATTATATCAAAAAAGAATGAGGTGTATCTATACATAGATGCAGAAACTCATGTATATTATGAACTGTCCGATCAGTTTACTTTTGATGTGCCTGGTGCAAAGTTTATGCCACACTATCAAAAGAAGCATTGGGATGGTAAGATACGATTATTTAATATTCAGAAAGGGGAAATATATGTTGGACTTTTAGATAGAATAGTTCAATTTTGTAAAGATCAAGGATATACTTATGAGTTCAAGGATAATAAACATTATGGAACACCGTTTGAGGTAAATCCAACTATCTCTAAAGAAGGTGTAAAGGATTATATGAATGCTATCTCTAAGTATAAACCTAGAGATTATCAGATTGATGGAGTATACGATGCTTTAAGACATAATAGAAAGTTATTGATATCTCCAACTGCTTCAGGTAAGTCGTTGATGATATATTCGATTGTGAGATATTTTGTTGAACGGAAACAAAATACTTTGATAGTTGTTCCAACGACATCACTCGTAGAGCAGATGTATAAAGATTTTGCAGATTACGGATGGGATGTTGGTTCATATTGTCATAAAATATATGCTGGTAGAGAAAGAGAAACAGATTCTCAAGTTATCATTACTACCTGGCAATCTATCTACAAACTCCCTCGCCAATATTTCGAGAGATTCTCAGTTGTGATTGGAGATGAAGCTCACCAGTTTAAGTCGAAGTCACTAGTATCTATAATGACTAAACTTGCTGATGCAAAATTTCGTTATGGTTTTACAGGAACTCTTGATGGATCTCAAACACACAAATTAGTTCTTGAGGGATTGTTCGGACCTTCCTATAAGATCATTAAAACTGACGAGCTAATGAAGAAAGGGCATCTCGCCAAACTGGATATCAATGTGCTTCTATTGAAACACCCACCGAATAAATTTGAAACATTTGAAGATGAAGTTCAATATATTATTGGACATGAGAAAAGGAATAGATTAATTCGTAATCTTGCTTTAGATCTAAAAGGTAATACCCTTATTTTATTTGCAAGAGTAGAAGCACATGGTGAACCTCTTTATGAGATGATAAATAATAATACACTAGAAGAACGAAATGTTTTCTTTATTCACGGTGGTGTAGCTACTGAAGATAGGGAAAAGGTTCGTGAGATTACTGAACAAGAAGATAATGCAATTATTGTTGCGTCTTATGGTACTTTCAGTACTGGCATTAACATTAAGCGGTTGCACAACATCATCTTTGCGAGTCCTTCCAAGTCTCGTATTAGAAACCTTCAGTCAATTGGTAGAGTACTCAGAAAAGGTAATGGAAAGGTAAAAGCAACTTTATATGACATTGCCGATGATATCAGTACTAAATCAAGAAAAAATTACACACTAAACCATCTAATAGAAAGAATTAAAATTTATAATGAAGAAAATTTTAATTATGATATAGTAAATATTCCAATAAAAAAATGATGGAAGAAGAATTTCACGGAATTATAAAATTAATTACTGGTGAAGAAATATTCGCCCTAATCTCCATAGATAATAATGATGGAGATCCTATTATAATGTTACAGAGTCCAGTTATAATAAAAATGTTATCTAGTGGAGTAGGTCAATATGTAAAAATAAAACCTTGGTTAGAATTACCAGAGGATGATATTTTCTTAATTAAGTATGATAAAATTATTACTATGACCGAAACCAAAGATAAGCAAATGATTAGTTTTTATGAAAGATATCTCAATGATGAAGATGTTGATATTGAGATTGCAGGTAAAGTAACAATAAATGAATCAATGGGATATGTGAGTACAGTAGATGATGCTCGTAAGAAACTCGAAGAAATATTTAAAATACCTAATAATAATAAAGAAACCTAATATTATCTCTTCACCCCTTACAAAGGGTATTGTACAGATAAATTGTTACCTTGTCAAGTTAGGTAAATAATGTTATAATATAAACAATTATTAAACAGGGTATATTAATGTTATGGCTAAGAAGAAATCAGAACATTATGTAAATAATAAAGAACTCTTAGCAGCGTTAATAGATTATCGTGCTGAAGTTGCTGTAGCAAAATCAAAGGATTTACCTAAACCCCGTATTAGTAATTACCTTGGATCGTGTTTTTTAAAGATTGCTACACACCTTTCTTATAAACCAAACTTTGTAAACTATATGTTTAGGGATGATATGATCTCTGATGGTATAGAAAATTGTGTACAGTATATTCATAACTTTGATCCTGCTAAGTCAAAGAACCCTTTTGCATATTTTACACAAATTATTCACTATGCTTTTTTAAGAAGGATTCAAAAAGAGAAAAAGCAATTAGAAATTAAGACAAAAATAATTGAAAAATCTGGTTATGACGAAGTTATGGTAGTTGATGATGGAGCACTAGCAGGTAGTAGTTCTGATTATAATACTATTAAGGATAACATTCAGTATAAATCTGGTAATAGATGAAGATAGCGATAATAACGGATCAGCACTTTGGTGCTAGGAAAGGATCCAAAGATTTTCATGCGTATTTCAAAAAGTTTTACGATAATGTCTTTTTCCCATATTTGGAAGAACACAAAATCGATACTGTTATTGATATGGGTGACACATTCGATAATCGTAGATCTATAGATTTATGGTCTATTGATTGGGCAAAGGAAACTTACTTTGATAGGCTCCAAGATATGGGAATAACACTTCATAGTGTTGTTGGTAATCATACTGCTTATTATAAGGATACGAATGAAGTTAATACTATAGATCTGTTATTAAAAGAATATAAGAATATAACAACCTATTCAGAAACAACTTCTATTGAGGTGGGTGGATGCAATATTCTTCTTGTTCCTTGGATTAATGAAGAGAATAAGGAAGCAACTCTTGGATTAATCAAAGCATCACAAGCACCTGTTGCTATGGGGCATCTTGAGTTGAATGGATTTGTTGCTACTGCTGGTCATGTAATGGATCATGGTATGGATATTGATCCTTTTAAGAAGTTTAAGAAGGTTTATTCTGGTCATTATCATACAAGATCTAATGTTGGTAATATCTACTATCTTGGTAATCCTTATGAGATGTTCTGGAACGATTGTGAAGATCCTAGAGGATTTACTATCTTTGATACTGAAACACTAGAACAAACACCAATCAATAATCCATATAGATTGTTCTATAAAGTTTATTATGAAGATCATAACTATAAATTATTCAATACAAAAGAACTGAAAAATAAAATTATTAAACTGATTGTAAGGAAGAAAACAGATCAAAAACAGTTTGAAAAATTTATAGATAAATTATACTCTACTGGAATATTAGAATTAAAAATTATAGAGAATATAGTTCTTCAGGAAAGTGAGGATTTTGTAGCAGAAGAAGATGAGAATACAATGAGTACTTTGAATCGTTATATTGATGATTCTGATTTTGAATATGATAAGAATAGGGTTAAGAGTATATTGGAAAACTACTATGCAGAGGCTTGCGAGGTTGACTAATGTATATTCTAAGTTTAAAAGGAGATTCTGAAGAAGGTGCTTATGCCGTTCTTAATAAGTATGGTGAAAAAGTATTATTTTTATTTCAAGCAGAAGATGATGCTGATAGATATGCTATGCAGTTGGAAATTGAAGAAGATAAAGAATTGGATATTATAGAAGTTGATGATAAGCTTGCAATTGCAACGTGTAGACGCTATAATTATAAGTATGCTGTGGTTACTCCCAATGACATTGTTATTCCACCTAAATTGAATGATAACTTTTAAAAAAATTAGATGGAAAAACTTCCTTAGTACAGGCAATAATTTTACTGAGGTTGATTTTCAACAGAATGCAACAAATTTAATTATTGGAACAAATGGAACTGGGAAATCAACTGTGCTTGATGCTCTTACTTTTAGTTTGTTTAATAAACCCTTTCGTAAAATCAATAAGGGACAGTTGGCAAATAGTACAAATGAGAAAGATTGTCTTGTAGAAGTTGAATTCAGTATTAATAATAAAGAATATATTGTAAAAAGAGGAATAAAACCTAATCTTTTCTTAATAATTGTAGATGGAACTCCTATGCATAAGGAGGCAGATGATCGTGTAATGCAGAAGATGCTTGAGGAGAATATCCTTAAGGTGAATTATAAGTCATTCACTCAGATTGTTATATTGGGTAGTACTAATTTTGTTCCCTTTATGCAACTATCAGGATCAAATCGTAGAGAAGTTATTGAGGATCTATTAGATATTCGTATATTCTCTGCCATGAATACCTTGATAAGGGATAGTATTAGATCACAGAAAGATGAGATTAGAACTTTAGATCTAAGTAAGGATAATATTAAAGATAAAGTTGAGATGCAAACTAACTTTATTAATGAATTAGAGAGTCAAGGTAAGCAAAGAATAGATGAGAAGAGATCTAAGATTGATACTCTTCTGTGTGAGGCAGAAGATTATGTTATGCAAAATGAGCAGTTATCAGATGATGTTGTTGATCTAA